TCAGACCATAAAACTTATGAGGCATTGGTATAGGTGTAAGGGAGGAGAAGGGAACACTATCCACAGCCTCATTGTCTAACAGTTCGTCTCCAACCTTCGTTACTTTTCTTAGTTCGGCAATGCCATCGTTATCATAGTCTACTCTTAGATAACATTCCGTAACCCAAATTCCATCATCAATATCACCCTCTGGTGAATTGTCTTGTTCGTGTGAAAATCTAGCAAGTCTCTCAGCTTTATAGTTTGCTTCATCATTATTGAATACACCATCTATCTTACTCTTAGGATAGCCTTGTTCAATTAACTCAGACTTAGTTCTCTTTACTCTATGAGCGACAAATCTTGCAGTATCTATAGACTTAGCGTATTTGTCAATTAAAAATTCTTCTGGAGGTACAGCCTCTATTCTAACCTGACCATCATCATATGTTCTATTTACTACAACATCGTGAGTTATTTGCTGTGGCTGTAGAGAAATTATATCTGGGTCCTCATCACCACCATTTTGAGTATGTTGTTTTACTTCTATACTATCATCCATTAAGAGGGCGGTGAACTCTTCTTCAGTTAAGTTCTTATACTCTTCTCTTAATGTTTCACTAGTATCATCCCAGTAGTGCTTAACAATACCATTCTTTTGTAGCAGTGCATCCTTGAACCATTGGTATATAATAGAAAATCCTGGGTTCTGTCGCATAACAACATAGTTTACATAATCTGTAGACTGCTTTGCCATCTCGACATCTTCAGGGCCTTGTGGTTCAAATTGTACTACCTTATCGCCAGAAGTAAATATCTTCATAAGGCTAGGCATAATCCATTCGATTACATCTGCTACATCTCTAGTGACAATCTGTGAGCGACCCTCTTGCTCATTTCCATACTTCTTACCATAATAGCGGTCAAGTGCATCTGAGCGTTGGGCTGTTAGCTTACCATCTTTATACCCTAAAGCAGAATGTATTTCTTGCTCTAGGTGAGCAGCAAGCTCCCTTTTTGTCATTTTAGCCATATGTTATTTACCTTTGTTTATAGGGTATTTAGTTTCTTTTACAGGTGGTGGACTGTTGACTGCTTTCATAATCTCTTTCAAGTCCTGTACCTCTTGTAATATTTCTAGTATTCTATCTTCTAACCATCTTGGATTCATACCTTCTCCTTATACTATCCAACTCAAATCAGTCTTAGGAAGTTCCTTTCCCCAGACACTATCATTACCTGTGAATACTACATCTGTTGTACACAAATAACGAAATGCATCGCTAGCGTGTGAAGTCCAATCGTGGACTGGCTTCTGCGACCAAATCTTTTTCTTATCATCATAACTACTTCTATATTGTAGTAATGCTTCTAATCCCTTTTTTGTATTGTACTCATCAAACCAGCATTTGTTTAAATAGGTTCTAGTTGTTTCAATACCATCCATAACTTTTAACTTTGGTGCTACTTGAAAGTCAATGCCTAGGTCAAATGCTAGGTCTCGTCTTGACTTACCAGTAGAAAATTCTCTAACTACTATATCGTGTGGTGCTATATGTGCACCATAGTTGTAGCCTTTTTGTTTAAGTATATCTATATAATAAGGAAGGCCCTCGTTTGAACCTTCAAAATAATCTATAAGATGTACTGCTTTTCCTACAAATTGGCAGAACCATATACTCGTTGCGTCTGAGACACCAAGGTCCCAGGCTGTTACTACTTGTTTAGCCGGGTCATAAGGGACTTTCCCCACTCGGTCTTCTTCATAGCAAGTTTCAATCTCTTTAGCATAATACGCACCTCTAAGTGCAGCAGACCAAGAACACTCGTATTCTTGTTCAAATTCAGTCTCCGCCATATCCTGTTTCGCAAGTTCCAATTCCTCATCATCTAATATCCCTGTTTCACTCGCCTTGTACAGAAATCTGGCCCATCCCTTCTTTTCTGGGGCAGAGTGGTATAAATCATAAAATTCGTTCTTCCCCTTTGGTGTACCAATAAATATGGCATACCCCTTTCTATCTGACAGTGCTGGCCTTATTACCTCAGAGAACATCTTTGGGTTCATCTGAGCGTACTCGTCTAACACTACCCCATCTAGGTAAATTCCCCTGAGAGTGTCATAATTGTCAGCTCCATAGAGCTGTATCCTAGCTCCCATGAAGTCGGCTCTTAGTTCCGCCTCATTAAATTTAACCTCTGGAAATACTCCACATAACCTCTTTAGTTCATCCCAAGCTACTGTCTTAGCCTGCTTGAATAGTGGTGCTAAGTATGCATAGCGTGGTGCTGGCTTGCCGCTTATAACATCTTCGACAGCACTCTTAATCAACTGATTAATAGCAAATACTGTCTTGCCAAACCTTCTATGACATACAACAACATTGAATCTATCCAAGTTGGTGTGTATTTCGTTCTGTAATTCCCTAGGTGTATAGGGTATTACTACAGTTTTCCTCTCCTCTTGCATAGGTATTAATGTACCTTATCGTCTTCATCCCTTAAAAGCTGGTTTGCATCCGCAATATCTTTGGCATCCTGTGCCCACTTAATATCAAAGGTCCTATCCTCTACAACAACAGTGTGTTTAGGGGACCATCCGGCCTGAGTCTTTAACCAAAAGGTAGTCATACTAGGAGATTCTCCTGAAACTGCCATTTCATAGGCAACTCCGGCAACCCTTGCGGTACGCTTCTCTTTACCTACTAGTAGATTATGAGAATAGTATTTTATTAGAGTAGCATTACTAATACCCATAATTTTAGCAATAGTATGTTGGTCTAAGCCAATAGTTACCATCTCTTCTACTTTAGAATAGTCATCATTTGTAGGCTTATACGTCTGTCCTCGCTTGATTCTAGACTTTTTACCACCAGCAGCTTTCGATTCAGCACTTAGTCCACCTGTTGGGCGACCTTTCTTACGCTCAATCTTTAATACTGCATCAGCAGGTACTATTCCTTTGGAAGAAGCTACTGCATATCTTAGCTCTTCTTCTAATTCTTTTTCTATTTCTCTGATTTCATCTTCAGAATCTGCAGAGATTTCACCTTTGTTTGCCATATCTTAGTATTATACCATAAATATTATTATATATTCCTAGTATTTACTCCAAGTCCTTTATTTTAGTAAATATATACTATTAGTATTCATTCAATGTCTGCTTGGTAGTTTATTCTAGGAATGCTCGTTAAACTTATCTAAATATTAAGTCATATTATACCATAAAAAAATCATGGTGCTATTACTTAGGCCGAAAAATAATAATTTTACATGGAGGTCCCTTCGGCTCATGGAGAAATTTTCTCAAAGAGGTGCCCCCCCTTCCGCTGTACGCTCCCTCCCCCCCACGCAAATTCGATGTTTTTTAACTGGGATGGGCTCTCTGGGATGGGATGGCGTGGCTGGACCAGATAGGATGGAAAACTGGACTAGTAGCCGGGATGGACCGGATGGATTTTTTTAGCCGGGATGGATGCCAGGTTTCATACATTCTAGGACATAATAACATTGACTCACTAAGTTTTATTCTGGGCCCATTGAAAAATAAACATTGAAAAATGCTTGACAGATTAAATATCAATAGTTTATACTACGCAGTAATGGTCAAGCGGGCCGCCAAAAGGGCCCAGCAAAACACAAGGAATAAAATGAAAACAACAATCAATGACACAACAGTAATAGTAGAAATGGGCGGATATGATAAGCATTTACATGGTGAATACTTAAAGGCCTCAAAGAAACCTTTTAGAGTAGCCTATATAACGCTTAAGACTGAAAATCCCGATTGGGGCGATATTGTTCCCGAAGAGGCAAACCCAGAGTTTAACGCTAAGTTAATTACAGAGCATGGCGGACCAGATACAATCTGGCAGATTGCAGGGGACACATTTTTAGTATTTGTTGATATTGATATGATTGACAACATAAGCCCCAAACTTAAGTTTTCAATCGTCAACAGAGAAAATGACTGGGACCGCCAGTTTGCAGACCATAACATAGAGTATGCAGAGCAGGTGCTGGAAGAGTTTGCAGACGCTGTAAGATACCACGAAATCTAAGCCCTAAAAAAGCCTAGCCTACTAACCCCCTTGACTGGGGGTTTTTAGGTGAAAAAAGGGCAAGTTTGGCCCCCTCAAGAGCCAGGCGGAATATAAGGAAATAAAATGCAAACAGATGATAATAGACAAGGAATATATGAGGGCGTTATAGCCTGCTACTTAGACGAAAGAATAGATAGCGTAGAGTTTTGGGAAGTTATAGACAATCGTATTTATGCAGAGCATGAAACAGTCTTAGACTTCATCAAACTTGTAACTGTTGATAGTGGTTATATTTATGCCTGGCTAGAGAGTGAGCAGGCAAACGATTTAATTTCAGCCTGCCCGACAGTTGAGGCAAACGCTATAATTAATTCAGAGCATGACAGGGAAATGTTAGAAGAGGAATTTCTACAGCGTAGCGGTAATATCTACTAGGTCCAGGCCTTGCCTACTAAGCCCCTTAATTGGGGCTTTTTAGGTAACGAAACTACAGGATAAAATATGTATAAAAAAGATAATAAAATAATCGCAGATTTTTTACTGGCTAGCCCAGATAATTTAGTGCGTGGTTTTACATTTGTATTACTATCTATTCAACAGCCTACGCAGGGCCTGGCAGATAAAATGCTAGAGATTGACCAGCAAGGCCCAGAGTGCAGGCATTTAAACTACGGCTTAAAAAGAGCAGGCTTTGAGTATGTAGAGGCCCAAAAACATACCATATTTGAAAGATTAACAGACTATGTAGCCTTAGGCCTTGATGATGTAGAAAACATTTCAAATGCCCTGCTTTATGTTTACGACACACCAAATTTAGGTATGGTTAAAAGTGCATTTGTTTTGCAACTATTAGGCTTTAATGTAGCCTGCCTGGATAGTCATAACCTTAAACGCTTAGGCTGGAAACAATCTCAAGTATCAATTACTAAGGGCCTAAAGCGTGAAACAAAAATAAAGAAGATTAAAGCGTATGTATCAACAACCCAGAAAAAGGGTACCGAATATTGGTGGAATACCTGGTGCCATTATGTTGCTGGAAATATAGCCAATAGAAAATTGACTACAGGCCAGCAGGTTAGTAAATATCACATAGAGGCCATTTTAGGTAAGGCCTAGACCTTACTTACTTAATAAAAGTCCCTTAAATCGAAGATTTGGGCCCCTGTTTACAGGGTTTAGCAATTATTTTCAATTTATTTTCATTTTTGGGGTTGACAAGATTTATTTAGGCGTGGTAAAATTCTTACCAGAAATTAAATAATAATAACCAGGAGGTAAAAATGTCGTTTAGAGAAATGTTTACAGAAAATTTATTAATAGAGGGATGGAGCAATTGTTGCCACGAGCCAATTTATACACCAAATATAGATGGGATTGGGCTTTGCTCTTACTGCGGTGAGTGGGCCGAATTTGAAGAAAATGAGGAGGAAAATAATGAGTGAAGAAAAAAGAAATACTTATATGAATTGGAATAATAAAGAAATTTCATTAAATAAGGATGAGTTCATTAAAAAATGGATAGGTCATGTTGAGGGCCTTTATGGATTAAAGAGTTGGCGTGATATTGACGGAACTGAAAAAATGTATGATGCTATTATGGACCAGGTCAAAGAGTTGGCTGGACATACTTTTGATTTAAAGGCTGATAATGTACATATTTATTATGGTATGGATGGAAAGGTTGAAAGTCATAGAGTAGGAAAGAAATATTTAATTAAAAATTATGAGGAGGTAAGATGAAAAAATATATGGATGATAAAAAAGAATGGGTTATAGAAATTACACTAACCCGCACATTCTATGGAACTCATAGAGAGGCCGAAGATATTGCTGATGAAGATTTTGATTATTATGAATCGCAAGTAGATGGGGACCAATTTGTAAATGTACCTAGTCCGCCAGTAATCTTTGAAAATAATACATGGCCAATGTAGTCCAGGCCTTTTTAATAACTATATAAGGAAATAAAATGATTAAGGAAAATTTAATGTGGTTTGCTACGGATGGTTTTGGTAGTAAAATGGGTGAGTTCTACGATGAAATGGATGCTAGAGAATTTGCTATGAAGTATGGATATACTGTAGGCTGGGAAAATGTAGAGGTTATTTCACCAGCAATTAAACTTGTAACTAAACATATAGAGGAGGAAAAATAATGGTTACTAAAGAAATGATTACAGGCTGGGCAGAAACCTATGATGAGGCGATTGAAACTCTGTTATGGGTTGCTAATGATGGATATGACCAGGATGATTTAATTGAGTCATTAGAAATATATTATGATGAACACATACAGAGGAGGAATAATGCCTAACCCAAATAATAATAAGAAATTCAATGATGAGGCACTAAGGATTAACAGGTCATTAAAAAAAGAGAATGATAAACTAAAAGAGTTGATTATTCCAATGCAAGATTTAGGCAGGTCATTGAAAAAAGAAAATGATGAACTCAAATACCAAGTTGATATGTATGGACCAGTCATTAATTTAGTATATAGGATGTACTGTATACCCTCTCAATCTGATGAAATTATGAGAGAAATTAAGGTATTATTAAAAGAAATAGAAGAGTTAAGAGGTCAAAATGAAAAGCAATAACTATGGCAATAAAAAGTTATACCAACTATCTGATGGTACCTACTGTACTGTCCAGGATGTGGTAGATAAGACTGGATTAAAGTATGTTGGTGCAAATGCCAGGCTTAGAAGATTTAATAGGCCAGAGGATGTATTTGCACCAAGAAAAAAACAAGGTGTGCCAGCAGGATTTAAACAAATGGATGCCAAAGTCAAATGGATTAGTGAGCCTAATGTGGTTGTTGCAGGCTTTCAATTGACTGCTGAATGGCAGGATGGACATATTGAGGGTGTATCCAATGAAGAGAATTTCACTAGTTCTCTCTTTGGCCCACAATATGATAGACATGGAGTCATGCTTACGCCCAGCGAAAGTAGGGCCCTTGAAAGGTACAGAAAAGAATTACGACAACAATGGCGTGATAATAATAAAGATAATATAATTAATATGGAGGATGAAAATGACAAGTGAAGAAAAAAATAAGATTGCTAGATGGATAGTCGAGCAATGTACTGAGCCATGTGCTGAAATTGAGTGGCTATTGGATAAAGCATATCCAGAGTCTTCGGGTACTATAAACTTTTTTAATAAAGAAGTATCCGCAAGAAGATTTCACAATGATTTTGATGATGTTTTAAAATGGTTAGATAATGATAAAGGAGTAAAAAATGAAAAATGAAACCTGGTTACAAAAGTTTGAGCGTGAAATAACACGAAAAGTGAAAGTTAAAAATGAACTAAGGAATGAGGTTGATGATAAAATAAATCAACTAAGATTACTTGAAGAAGAAATACAAAATACAATTGATGATTTTCTTAGTACAGGACAACCCAGTCAAGGTGATATAGAATGGGATTTATTAGATGAAAGAATTAATGGAGGAAAATAATGAGTAAAATAGGAAACTATATAATTGATGGTGTTGAGGATGGTACGATAGTCTTTAATGAACAAGATAATTGTTATGAGTTGTACCAGGACTTTGAAGAAAGTTGGGGCAAAGCAATGGCTTATGCTAACCAGGTAATGTCCACCCCAGAGTTTGAGGCGGATATGAAAGAATGGTTAGATAAAAAGGAGGCATGATGTATCATTGTAATAATTGTTATGATAAACCAAACGAGCAAGAGGGATGTTTTACTACTGATGTAACTGAGTTTATTATGGAAAATGTACCTCCTTGTTTGGATGGAACTTGGCATCTAAAGGAAGAGGTACCAGAATTTAATTTAGTTATTCCTTTGCATAACTTTGATTAAAGAGTACAATACATTCTATGTTTGTTACTAAGGATTTTGTTACTAGTATATATATACTATTAGTATTCAAGCATAGGATGTACTTAGTATTACTAAGAGTGCGTTGAGTTTTTTACTTCCATTTTTCTCAATGCACTTTTAGTAGTATTAAACTACTAGGGAGCCCAGCCTTTGGGCAGAATGATAACTATATAAGGAGTTAATATGAGTGATATGTTACCACTAACAGGTGAAGTTGTTTTCAATAAGATAATGACACCAGATGTGTTTATGGGCAATAGTAAGTATACGCTTACAATTGCATTAGATAAAGATGGCAAAAAACTAGCAGAAAAGAATGGTCTTGCTACTAAAGAGTATGAGGGAAAAACCCAGATTACCTCTAAGCGTAAGGTAGACTTTGGCCAGCCTAAGATTTACAATTCTGATAAGGAAGAGGTAGAGGCTACTCACCTTTCTTTGTTTGGGGATAAGGTTACTATGCTAGTCAAGAAAGGTAAAGCACCTTATGATGCATATACTTACCTGGAAAGAGTCCGAGTGGATGAAAAGGCTGAGGGTGTAGCGGATTACGACCAAAGCGAATTTTAATAGTATAATTAAATTTTGAGGTTATAATCACAGGGCTACTGCAATGGTAGCCCTATTAAATTTTAGAGTAAGGGAGTTAAAATGGACAATAAATTAGTAAGGAAAGAACAATGCCCAGACTGTGCCAGGATGGGCAAAGATACAAAGAAAGATAACCTGGCTGTATATGATGATGGACAAACCCATTGTTATGCTTGTGGTACACATGGCCACACTACACATACAAGTAAACCAATTCAAATAAAAGATACTGGATGGATGACAGAGTATAGAGGTGATTTTTATTCAATACCAGATAGAAAACTTAGGGCCGAAACTTTAGAAAAATTTAAAGTTAAATGTGAAAAGGATGGTAAAGGAAATATAATTAAACACCACTACCCATACTACGACCAGAAAGGAATGATGGTTGGTATGAAAACTAGAGTAGTATCAAACAAATCTTTCTATGGAAAGGGTGATACCAGTAACACTAATATGTTATTTGGTCAGAATTTATTTAAAGCTGGAGGAAAATTTCTTACCATAGTAGAGGGTGAGTTGGATTGCTGTTCGGCCTATGAAATGTTTGGTAGTAGATGGCCTGTTGTTTCTATTAACAATGGTGTAAACTCTGTATCAAATATAAAAAATAATTTAGAATGGATAGACTCATTTGAAACTGTTGTTATCTGTTTTGATAATGATGAGGCAGGTCGAGAGTCTGCCAAGAAAGTAGCACCAATACTGGGACCTAATAAATGCAAGATACTGACATTAGCAAAACATAAAGATGCCAGCGATTATCTAGCTAAAGGTGAAAGCAAAGCATTCTATGATGAATGGTGGAATGATGCTAAAGATTATATAGTTAGTGGTGTAGCTACTGTTGAGCAGATGAGAGAGGCCCTCCTGGATTATAAGAATACAGAACTCATACCACTACCAGATGCATTTGGTGATTTAAACTATATGATGCGTGGTGGTGTAGCTAGAGGTGAGTTAGTAAGTATTATTGCACACACTAGCATAGGTAAGACAACTATTCTGAATGAATTGATATATCATTTTGCCACAGAAACTAAGGAAAGGATTGGATGTTTCATGGTAGAGGATAATATAGATGAAACCATTAGAAAGGTAGTGAGTGTACATACATCAGAAAACTTACAACTAGTTAAGCCAACAGAACTTAATGTTGATGTCATTATGGAAAATGCTATGGAAATTGGCTTTGGCTCAAAGGTACAACTACACCATGATGGTGGAGGAAGTATTGATATTGATGAGATGTTTTCTAAGATAAGATATTTTGTTAAGGGATTGAATTGTACTGTAATACTGGTGGACCCATTACATACTGCTATTAAAAATCTTTCCAATGAAAATATTGAGGAGGTCATGGATAGATTTATTAAGCTATGTAAAGAAACAAAGGTAGCAGTAATACTAAGTACACATACCAGGAAACCAGATGATGGCTCTCATCCACACAAAATTAGTGAGTATGATGTCAAAGGTAGTGGAGCAATACCACAGGCCTGCCATACAAATATATTATTCTCTAGGGATAAGCTAGCTGAGGATGAGTATACAAAGAACTCAACTAGAATAAGGGTACCTAAGCTAAGAAGAACAGGTCAAACTGGTGAGGCTGGATGGTCTTATTTTAATCCAGAAACAGCCAGGCTTGAGAAAGGTATTAACCCAGACATGGGAGGTAGCAAAGACGATGCAGACTTTTAGTTGCGACATAGAAACTAATGGTATAGATGCTACCAAAATCTGGTGCGTAGGTGTGCAGGATGTGTACACCAATGAAACAAAGATGTTCTATGAGGCAGATAACTTTAATGCATGGTTAGAAGACCAGACTCTGGTATTCCATAATGGTATAGCTTTTGATGTACCTATACTGGAGGAACTCTGGGGCTCAGACTTTAGTAATATTGCTATAGAGGATACATTAATACTTAGTCAACTAGATAATCCAAGAAGAGAAAATGGACACTCACTTGCTAGATGGGGTGAATACTTAGGATGTACTAAAGGGGACCATGATGACTGGTCAAAACTAAGTGATGAGATGATTACTTACTGCTTAAGGGATGTGGATATAACAGCTAAAGTCTATAGAATTTTAAGGCAGAAAGGATTGAGTAGAGATGCTATAGAATTAGAGTATCAAACTAAAAAACAATGTACATTACAAGAGAAGAATGGATGGCTATTTGATGAGAGAGGTGCAATAGAAATCTTACAGCAGATTAATGAAGACTTAAGGAAAGCAGAAGAGGAAGTACATAATAACTTTCCACCACTACCAGTATGGCAGAGTAAGACACCAGTAAAAAATAAATTTAAGAAAGACTTTACCAGGACACAGGCCTATCAGCATGAGATTGATTTGGAATGTCATACTAATGATGATGGGGACTATGGATACTGGACCTACCCAGAATTAAATCTAGGTAGTAGGCAACAGGTAGGTAGACATCTTATGCATTATGGTTGGGAGCCAGAGATTTTTACTGAAACTGGCAGACCAAAAGTTGATGAGTCCACACTCAAGGGTGTAGATATTCCAGAGGCCAAAATTATAGGTAGATATTTAATGTTACAGAAAAGAAAGGGCCAGATTAATGGATGGCTCGATGCACTAGATGATAACACTGGAAGAATACATAGCAGGGTACACACTATGGGCACTGTAACTCACAGAATGAGTAGTAGTAATCCAAACTTACAGCAGGTAACTGCAGGTAGTAAAGAATATGGTCCAGAGATGCGAGCATTATTCACAGTTCCAGAGGATAAGGTACTGGTTGGTGCTGACCTATCGGGCCTGGAACTTAGATGCCTCGCCCACTATATGAATGATGATGGATATACCAATGAGGTACTTAGTGGTGATATACATACAGCTAATCAAATGTCAGCTGGCCTGGATAGTAGGGATAAGGCTAAGACATTTATATATGCATTCCTTTATGGTGCAGGCGATAAGAAGATAGGAAGTATAGCAGGTGGTGGTATTGCAGAGGGTAAGAAACTTAAAGAGAACTTCTTAAATAATACACCAGCATTAAAGAAACTACGAGAGAGAGTAGGCAGGGCATCCGAAAAGGGATACCTAAAGGCACTGGATGGTAGGAAAGTTAGGGTTAGGAGTGAACACGCATCACTTAACTTCCTACTCCAGAGTGCTGGTGCTATTATAGCCAAAAGGGCTTGGGATATTTTTCATGGTAGTGCACAATATGAGGGCCTAAAGTATAAACAGATTGGTGTTATACACGATGAGATTCAGATTGAATGTAATCCAAATGATGCAGATTATATTGGTATGTTAATTATAGATGCTATGAAATGTACAACAGAATATTATAAACTTAACTGTCCAATGACAGGTACATATAAAATAGGGAGGAGTTGGAATGAAACACACTAAGGAATACTATGATACGGAACGCAACAAGCCTTTGAAACACACTAAGGATAAAATAAATCCAGAGCACTACACACAAGGTATAGAATGTATTGACTATATTACTTCAAAAAATATGAATTTTTTAGAGGGTAATGTGGTAAAATATGTTACTAGATATAGAATGAAAAACGGACTAGAGGACCTAGAAAAAGCTAAGTGGTACCTGGACCGATTGATAAGGGATTATAATAAGAGGGAGGAAGATAATGAAAATATCTAAGAGTTCGATGCTAAACCCTAGTAAAAGTATTCACACATTAATACCAGATGTGTATGAGACTTTGAAGTCCAAAGATTATTCTGGGGACCTGGAGGAAATAGCTATGAAGTGTGGTCGTGAGGTTGAAGAGGCAATGAAGAATGCCTTTGAGCCATACGAACAGAAGAGCGACTTAAGAATGTCTAGCATTGGTCGTTGTGAAAGGGCACAGTGGTATGCTGTGAAAGGGTACACACCGGAGGAAATTGAGGGGAGTGTGTACCTTACCTTTCTACAGGGTCATGTGCTTG